TTAAAAAAGTAGTAGATACTGTTTCAAGAGTAACAGGAAAAGATTGTGGATGTGCTAAAAGAAAAGAAGCGCTAAACAATCCTAACCTACTTGTAAATAAAATGTTTAACAATAAAAAATAAAAAAATGAAAAAAGTAGCTAAGGTAACAAAGAAGACAGCTTTTGATATTAAGGAGGCGAGTAATCAAAAATTAACGGCAAGTGCAAGAAACAACTATGCGAAAAACGCACAGGCGGCTATGAAAAATACTAAAAAAAAATAAACCATGCCAAATTTAAAACTTCAGGTAAGTAGAGCATTAAGTGTTATTAAATCAAGTAATACAAATATCCCAATGCCTAATGTTATTGTAACTAGTTCAACAACAGCGACTACTGCAAATAAACTTGTAGACTCAACAAAGAATTTTTCTAGTAGTGGAGTAAATCCATTAAATATTCAAGTTGGAGATATTGTATATAACTATACAGCCTTGCAAGCAGCAGTAGTTACAAACGTAGATAGTGCTACGCAGTTATCTTTAAACGTAAATATAATGGCAACAACACAAGTTTATAAATTATATTCAGGCACAAATAATACAGGTTCAATTGAGCCATGTGTATTATATGTTGGTACAGGAGGTGACCTTAATCTTACTACTGCAGGTGGTGATATTGTAGATTTACTTAATGTTCCTTCAGGTACATTTCTTCCAATTCAGACAATAAAAATAAGTGGTTCATCAAGTGCATCAGATATTATTGCCCTTTGGTAAATGATACAGATAGGTATAAATATAGCGGTAAAAGGTAGAGATGTATTAGGAACACCTGTACCTCCTACTCCATTCACTACTACTTGGACTACTACAGCTCCGAGTGAACAAATTTTTTTACCTTATGGTGCAGGAACTTATAGTGGAACAATAGATTGGGGGGATGGTAATACAGATGTTAATGATGGTAGTGTAACAGCACACACTTACGCAACAGCAGGAACTTATACAGTTATAATAGATGGAGATTGCACAGGTTGGTATTTTGGTAATGCAGGTGGCTCAACTTATATTACTTCGGTAGTAAATTGGGGACAACTACAATTAGGTACTGATAACACAGGATATAACTTTTTTGGTTGCCCTAACTTAAATTTATCTTCAGTTCAAGGGACTTTAAATTTAACAGGGGTAACTAATTTAGGTGGCTTGTTTTTTGAATGTTTTGCTTTAACTACAATTAATAATATAAATTCTTGGGACACTTCAGCAATTACAAGTATGGCTGAGATGTTTTATGCTACAGCGTTTAATCAAGCGTTATCATTTAACACTTTAGCAGTTACAGATATGAGTGCTATGTTTGCAGATTGCTTGGTATTTAATCAAGCATTAAGTTTTGACACTTCAGCAGTTATAAATATGGGTAGTATGTTTAATGGTTGTTCGGTGTTTAATCAGCCATTATCATTTGATACTTCAGCAGTTACAGATATGAGTGGTATGTTTAGTAATTGCTCGGTATTTAATCAATCTTTGACATTTAACACTTCAGCAGTTGAATTTATGAATAGAATGTTTAGAGATGCTACAGCATTTAATCAAAATATAAGTTCTTGGAATACAGGAGCAGTTACAAATATGGAAGGAATGTTTAGAAATGCACCTGCATTTAACCAAAACATAGGAACTTGGAACGTAGAAAATGTACAAGGCTTTTCAGATTTTATGTTAGGCAAAACACCTGCAACTTTCTCTACAACTAATCTTAACGCAATCTATAATGGGTGGAGTACACAAGCAGTACAGCCAAGTTTAGACATATCTTTTGGCACTGCAGAATATACAGCAGCAGCTACAGCAGGGAGATTAGTTTTAACAGGTACAGCATTATGGACCATAACAGACGGGGGGTTATAATGAAAAGTAACTATTTAGCAAGTTTATATTTTATTTCGGGTTACGCAACCTCAATGTTTATGATGTATCAAGGTCAAGAATACTATATTGTTTTTGGTGGAATAACATTATTTTTTTATTTAACTTTTAGCTTAACTGAAGCTCTTGAAGACTTAGGACTATGAAAACACAACTATCTTTATTAATACTATCTATACAATCAGAACTTTTGACACTTATATCTATATGCTTTGCATTCTTTTTACCGATATCGGGAATATTGTTAATGATAGGAGTATTAATTATCATTGATACTTTTACAGGAATTTGGAAAGCTAATAAGTTAAAAGAAAAAATAAGTAGTAGAAAGTTATCCGCTATTATTAGTAAATTAGCACTCTATGAAATTACAGTTATTATGTTTTTTTTAATAGATGCGTTTATTCTTAACGATATCATTCTCACTTTTTTCAGTGTACCATTTATGCTCACTAAAGTAGTGGCATTGGTATTGGCGAGTATAGAAGTGATGTCAATCAATGAGAACTATAAAGTAGTGAAAGGAATAGACCTATGGCAATCAATGAAATTATTATTTGCAAGAGCAAAGGATATCAAAGACGATATAAATAAAATTAAATGACAACTCAACAGGCAACAAAAAAATATGGTACAGCTAATATAACAGGTGCAGGTTACTTAGTAAAGATAAAGCTGCCTTATCCTATGCGAATAGCTTGGGACTTAGACAGCTCAGTCAATACTATGATGTGCCACAAGTTAGTAGCTGATAATTTTACTGCTGTATTCAATGAGCTTCTAGCTGTATATGGATACGATAAGATTAAAGAGTTAGGGATAGATTTATTTGGTGGATGTTTCAGCTATAGAAAGATGAGGGGAGGAAACGCTTTGTCCATGCACTCATGGGGAATAGCCATCGACCTAGACCCTGCAAGAAATCTACTCAAAGAATCATCGAAAACTGCAAGATTTGCTAGACCTGAGTATAAGGCAATGATAGATATTTTCTACAAGCATGGGTTTATATCTTTGGGTAGAGAAAAGAATTATGATTGGATGCATTTTGAAATAAAAGAATAATGGCTAAGATAAAATTAGAGACAACAAAAAAGGTTAAACCTAAAGTTAAGCGTACAAACGTACACGCAAAAAGTAAAACTTCTAAATTGAAGTCAAGTAAAAATTACAAGAAACTTTATTCAAGACAAGGAAAATGAGAAATTTTTTAGCCGGCACAAAAACAGGAAAGTCAAAGACAGCAAAGTATTACCAAGAACATCCTGAAGCGAGAAAAAAGAAGGTAAAGTATGACATGAAGTATCATGACACTGAAGAGCGTAGAAAATACCGAAAAGATTTAGAGCGTACTAATAGAAAAAATGGTACAAGTGGCAACCACGATGGTATCGACAATGCACATGTTTCTAAAAACAAAACAGTACCTCAATCGCAAGCTAAAAACAGAAGTGATAAATCAAATAATTTCTTTAAAAAATAAAACATGTTTAGAATATTATTATTATTATTTGTGTTGTATGGTTGCTCTGCGCAGTACCATTTAAACAAAGCTATTAAGAAAGGTTATACCTGTGAACAAACAGGAGATACTATTCGTATAACAACATTAGATAGCATACCTGTTATTATTAATGACACTATAGTATGGGAGAAGTTTATTACAACTAAAGATACCATTATTAAATACAATACTGTCTATGTTCCTAAAACTAGACTAGAGAAGAGAATAGAGTATAAGTTAAAGGTTAAAACTATATACAAAGATAGGATAGTAGAGAAGGCTCAAGCTAAGGCAGAAGGTAAAAAGAATCAACCAAAAAAGAATTTCTTTTGGCTTGGAGTTTTAGTCGGAGTATTAATTTCATTGCTTTGGAAAATATTTGTTAAAAAAGTATTACATTTGTAACTAACTTAAATTAAATAAAATGAAAGACAATAATATTCAAGACATTATTTTTGCAACAGAAGAAGAATTAAAAAACATTAGAGAAATGAATTCTGATTTTTCTAAAGCAAAAATGAATCTTGGTGATTTAGAATTACAGAAGCAAAGCTTAATAAAATACATAGATAGTATTAAGGATGTGTTTTCAAAGCACGAAAAGATACTAATGGAAAAATACGGTGAAGATGCTGTAATAAACATTGAGACAGGAGAAATAACAAAAAAACAATAAAGCAAAATGGGAAAAATAAGTACATATTCAGTTTTATCAACACCTGCAGTAAACGATAAGTTAATTGGTACTGATGTGACTCCAAATAATGAAACGAAAAATTTTTTAATTTCAAGTTTATTGCAGTTATTACCAAGTGTTGTATTGACTCTACCTATTTATGCATCTAATGCTGCTGCTTTAGCGGGAGGTCTTGTTATAGGAAACCT